GTGACCGTAAAGCCGTTTTCCAATCTCAACAAGCAGATAGTCACCGTTGTGCCAGGAAAAACATAGTAAGACTCTCCAACTATGACGTCATCTATCTTAGTAGGCGTGACGCGTGGTGCGTCCAAGCCCTTGTCTTTAATCTTCTGCTCAATCTTCTGCTCGTTCATTATAGGAAATCTCCCCTTGCTTTGGCTTTCGCCTGTGGTGACATATTGCCAAACTGCTCGTCAGTCAATGAACTTATATCCATTGACTCTGATTTATCCCTGAGTGAACTGCCTTTCAACTTACCCTTTTCCTTACTCGCCAATTCCATCTTACGGGCGATGTCGTTCTTCGCTTTGGCCTTAACTGGCGGCTTATCAATCGCTTTGGACTTAGCGGCAGGTTTACGATCAACCAGCTCATTCTCTAAGGCTACCTGAGCCGCCGCTTTTTGCAGTGCCTCACCCGCGCTCATTTTATTAAAGTAAAAATCGCGTAAATCGATAACATCCGTTATCAAATCCTCGTCAGCATAGTCGCCGCCATATTCAAACTCAGGATAAGACTCATAGACAGTCGCAGAGACAGCGGCTAATTCCTTGTTCTGGGCTTGCTCGGCAATCTCGCCTTTGACCTTTTCTGATGTGCGCTTCTCAGCGGTAGTTGTTGCCACGTTGACCGCGTTGTTTAGCATCCCCTGAAACAGCTCCATCGCCGTATCAGACTCACCATCAATCATCGCCTCCTGCATCTTTTTGAAACTGGCAGGGTCTAGCTCTATTCCAGTGGCAGATTCAACTGGGTCATCATTTCCGTCCTCGGTACTTTGGGCTTCAAGGGCGTCAAGTCTAGCTTGTAACTTCTTTCGCTTTTCCACTTCTTTTTTAAGCCGTGAACGCGGAACAGATGACGGAATACTCTCGTCCTCCTCCGTAGGCTTAGACTCGTCATCTTCACCCTCGTCCTCTTCACCCTCGTCCTCTTCCTCAGTTTCAGTCTCACCTTCGTCTTCTCCTTCATCATCCTTGGATTCGGTTTCAGTTTCATCCTTGGACTCAGTTTCGTCGCCTACGGCTTCAACGACCAGTTCGTCGTCAGTATCGTCAATCACCGGCTCAGCGAAATCACCGCGAGCTTTCTTATCGACTGTCGGTGTTTCAAAAGTCTCACCGCCAAATTCATTCACTGTCGAAACGGCTGGTCCGCCGCCATCATCTGCATCTACTAATTCAATAGCCATTATTTACTCTCTTTCGTTGGGGGTTTGTCCTTCTCCATTGAATCCATTGTTTTCATGGCTAGTTGGGTAGCCATGCGGGAGTCATTGAGACTGGATGCGTTGACGTGACTGCGTGCGGCCAATGCGACTCGTAATGAGGCATCTTGGCGCATCTTGTCGCGTTCGAGTTGTAGCCTAGCGATTTCCATTTCAGCTTGGTTGTAGCCTTCTTGGGAATCTGCTTTCGCCATTGCGACAGACGCATCAGCGACTTTCTTATCAATCTCTGCGTCTTTAAGTTGTAGCTCTTTCTCCATGCGACCCAACTCAAATTCAAGCTTAGCCGTTTCTAATTCTTGCTGTTCTTCACTCTTCTCACCAAGACCCGTCATATTCTTAATGTACTCAGACACTTCGTTGCGTTCACGTAGGTTGGAATACTTGATCACAATATGGTCAGGGATATTCACGCCGCGTTCGCGCAATGCCATCACTTCGTTAAACTCGGCTTCTAAAGCACTGCCGCCTGCTGGCGCATGTCCAACCGAGATACCATACTCACCGACAGTGACATCGTTCATTATGTTGTCTTGTTCATCAGGTTGGTTGATGGACAAGTCAGACCCTTCTTGGTTAGAGGTCAACACACTGTCCTCCGTAACCTTGAAATAGCGAGTCTCTGTGTAAAAATCCTGAACCAGTTCGAGTATTTTCTTAGCCACCATTCGACGGGCTTTCTTCAAACTCGCCAACACGACAGATACTTGCATCTGACCCCGAGTAGTTGCCTGCGCTTGTGCTGTTCCACTCTGGTCTGCACGAGCCGTTCCCAGCATCGAAGCGTTCACTGCAGAAACCTCGCGGATAGTTAACGCTGCCTTTTGGCTAATGCGCTCTATACCTGTGGGTATCTGGTTAGGTGTAATTTTGGCAGGAGCATCATAGCCGCGCTTAAAGGTCAGCACTAAACCGGTTTCGGCTCCGCGCGTCTCCAAATCGTCTGTATCCATATCAACAAGTGAGTTCTCCTGCACTATCCAACCACTGTTAGCCGTGGTGTTTACAATGTGCAGTTCTTGTGAGCTGGTTTTGTTGAGCAAGTCCTGTGGGTCAAGTATGTGTCTACCAATACCATGTGGCTTACCTCGACGAAAGTACGGGAAAAATGGCACAAGCGTAAAGGTGCGGTACATCGACCAGTCATCTTCAAGCATCACATCACCGGCACTGGCCGTCATTTTTAGGCGGCGGCCTTTAGTCTCGATGACACCGTAGCCCTCTTCATCAGCAAACTTTTTTGCTTCGGCCAGAGTGACACCGTAAGGAACCTGGCGTAAATCGCCCGTATCCATATCTGCGTATTTAACGACGTCTGTGTATTTATAATGCTGACGTTCTATGACGCGAACCCGTCGAACCTCACGAACTTCTTCGTCGTTCTCTCGGGTGTAGGTGCTGTCACGGCCAAAAGTACTTGACTCGAATTGCACATGTGAGGCTTGACTCGACGCCCCACCGTGCGCTGCGTGGGCAAGTATAGCTTGTATCTTATCCTCACCATAACGCACTCCAATCTCGTCAGGTGTCATCCACCGCGAAATCCATATCTCATTCCATGTGGAAGGGTCAGAGTCTTTAGCCTCGGCATCGATGATGACGTCAGTGCCATCCTCGGTCAGTATATTAACGTCGCCTTGGAGATTATTCTCAAAGTCCATGCGAATGTCATAGAATCCACGGTCGGTGATAATGCCATCGGCGAATACCATTTCTTCGACTTCGGTAAAGTTGTTCTCATTCAGGATAGATTTAGTTATTGCATTAAGCGCGTAGGCCGTCTCACTCGTGCCGGTCTTGGACGCAGTAAAAGTAATTTCAACCTTACGTTCCAACTGCTCGCCTATCATGGCGTTTACTGTCGATAGAAACATATTAAGGGTCAATGCAGGACGACCTTGCGCATCGAGTTTAGCCCTAGTGTCTGCATCCCACTGCTCACCCGCGTAATAGTTCGAACACGTTATCGCGTTCTTCACATAATTAATGTGGCCTGTTGAACGCTCAGCTTCTTCAAACAGATAGCGGTTGCGTGCGGCTTTGAGTGTGTCGTTATCTAGTGTGGGTTTCTTGGATTTTTTCACTGGTTTCTGGCCTCCAATAGAGGTCGGGGGAGACTTTGGGATTCGAGCTGTTTTGATAAACGAGTAATGTTGCCATTAAGATTGTCGAGATTAGCCCCTAGACGTGCTTGATACACCTCTAGCTGACTAAGTGATTGGTTGATGTTTCGTATCTCTTTTAAAATCGATTCATTGGATTTATCTTGACGAACTTCGACTCTACGGACGCGCTCTGTAAGCACCTCCATTCTTTCCAAAGACCGTGCTTCTATTGGCTCTAATATAATGGCGTGCCACATTGCAAACATGGCAACTACCAGCGTGAATGCCGCAATCATTGACTGCAACATCGGATTTACCTCTTTAAATGACAACCGCCAACTCCCTGAAAAGTGTGCGGTGCTTCCTTCCCCTGATTGGATTATAACAGTATTACTAATATCTGCAAACGAGTTTAAGAAGCCATGGCCTTGCGCGCACGTTTACCGTTCATAATTTCTTTCAAACGTTTAGCCATGTCACTCTCGGCCTTCTTAGCCTGCTTCTGGTTAACAATACCAAACAGCAATATCATCTGACCGATCCACGCCAACGCATCCACAATGTCATCGTTCTTACCAAGTGGGAATTTAAGCAACTCATTAACAAGGGTCATCATCCACGGCGTAGAGTCAAGCGAAGGAAAGAATACCTTGTGCTGTTCCATTCGGCCTTGCAGCGGTCTAGCACGGATAACTTTATCGACACCTTTGGTACGCAACTTCTCATAGTTAAGCGTGACACCCCGTTCCTGTTCTTCTTTGATGATGAAAGGTTCAAGGGCCAATTCAATCTGGCCTGTCTCGATGCCCATCAGCTCGGGGTCGTAGAGCATCTGTATCTCGAACAGTAGATTAATGATACCCAATGAGTTCCATCGGCCACGGCGCATGTCCAACAGCCAAATGTTTTGTTTCCTATCGATACCCACGACCACGCCAACCGTCCAATCGGCAGAGGTCTTTTGCGATATGGCGAAATCGAATGCCGCATAAATACGTAGCTCAGATAACGGGGGTAAATCTTTAGGGTGATAATATCGAAAGTACTCGGCTTTAAAATAGTCACCATCTTCTGATACAGGTTTTTGCTGATAGAGCGCCTGCCAATCTCGGGGGATCATCGCACGCTTAATACGCTTCAATGCGGCTAGTGGGTAACGCTCTGGGTGAAGTGCCTCACCCTGTTTACGAAACTCTTCGTCTTGGATGGCAATCGCAGGGTATTCAACCAGTTCCCACTTATCCGCATCTTCGGGCCAAAACTCAGTACCCTCTTCGGCCATTTCGCGCTCAACCTCTGCCATTTCGGACAACAGCCAACCAGAAAGGTCATCGTCGTGCCAGCGGGTCTGAATAATGAGAATACCACCGCCAGGTGCAAGACGAGAGTAAAACGTGGAAGAATACCAATCCTTGACCTTCTGCCTAATGGTTTCGGATTCAGCTTCTTCTCTGTCTTTCACAGGGTCATCGATTATACCTAAGTGAGCGCCACGACCTGTAATTGGTCCTTGGACACCCGCCGCTGTAAAACCGCCACCTTGAGCCGTCGACCATTTATCAGACGCTTTACTGTCTTTACTAAGGCGGGTTTTGAACACGTTTTTAAAAGCGTTGGTGTCCATCAAGTCACGGCACTTACGCGAGAAGTCTTTGGCTAACTCACCCGAGTAGGAGGTTAAAATGACATCGTGCTTGGGGTTTCGGCCCAAATACCATGACGGGAACGTCTTACTGCCCAGTTCCGACTTGCCGTGTCGAGGTGGCATTGTGATCATGAGGCGCGGGTGCAAACCCTGCTCTACACCCTGTGCAAACTTATCAAGACGCTGGCAAATGTCCGCGTGAACCCACCCTGCCTGATACGCAGGGTTGGACTGCTTAACGAAATGCAGCATGTGTCGGCGCGCCAGCTCACGCTCTGCCAGTATGCGCTTAGCCTCAGTCTGCTTGTTAAAGTCAGCCTGAATATCTTCACGCTGTTCAATGGCGGCTCGTTCTTTATCAGCCGCTATCTGCTCTATCTCAGGTCGGGCATCCATCGCCTCATACGTGCCGTTTTTCTTAGCACAGCTCTGGCATACGTCATCGTCAAAATGCTGATAAGCATCCTTTTCTATATGGCACTCGGTACAGGTAAAACTCACTTCTTGACCTCATATTCCGATGGGTCAAGTAGGATGTCACTACCCGCAATACGAGCCAGCTCCTCGGTATCCATTACCGTCAACTGGTCCCTACTCGTGATAACCACCTCTTTTTTATCTGGCTCACTTAGCCCATGCAGCTTAACCAAGCTGTCCACCGCCCTAATACGTTCTGCCGCTGTATCAGCAGTAGAGTGCGCTTCGAGGTATAAACGTGTTGCATCGTCACGGGTAAAATCTAACTGACCGGCTTGAAGTGCCAACTGACGTGATACTTCGCGACCATGCGCAAGCGCGGTTTGAATATCGCGCCTCTCAGCAAAGTCG